ATATATTTTAGATTAGCCTCTACAATTTTATCTTCCCATGTATCCGGTGCAGATTGTTTGTAATATACTGCAATATTAAACAAAGCATTATTTCTAGAGCCTTGTCCAAATCCTGTTGTTGCAAGTTTGTTTAGACAAGGTGGTCCTCCAGGAAACGCTTCCTCTATTTTTTTCTCTTCTGTTTTAATCGCTTCGACTTGTTCTTTTGTGCACGCATAAACATCATGGAGCTCAAAAAATTCCTGAAGTGTACAACTGGTGCCAGTATCGTTGATAGCATAACGTAGTCCTTTCATCTCATTGTAGTAGGGTAAATTTAAAAAATTACCAGTGTCCCCACGATCCACTAGTATTTCTGTTTGTTTTGGAAATATTTCTGACCCTTCATAACCTAATATGGTGGCCATAGATTTTAATTTTGATTGCATCAAAGATGCAGGTATATTTTCTTTGGTAAATAAAAAAACGTGTGCTCCGCCTGATTTACTACGGCAGACTATTAAAGGGAGTTTATTAGACCGAATGTTTTTAATGAGGCTAAGATGATCAAAATTATATTCATCGATATCAATGCACCCCCACCTACAATCATTGCTCTCCGTAATAGGGATGATTCCCAGTGCTGGTCCTTTTCCTGTAAGGTGATTTTCCCAGAGTTCTTCTGTGACGGCACCACGTACAATAAAAGCTTTTCCTTGTTGCTTTCCGTTTTCGCCACGTTCACCTGGTTGATATTGTCCATAAGCTATTGTTAATCCGCTAAATATATTTTTGAATTTATCTTTTTTTATTATCATTTCTTTTTTCTTTGTAAAGGGAGGATCTTACGATCCTCCCATTTTGGTTAGTATGGTGTACTATCCGACTTCTCTTCCACATCAGCTTTTGCTTGCACGGTTCCGTCCGAGACACTAGAAGCAAATTCTTTTGCACTTTTGTACAATCCTTTGTCCTCTTGTCCCATAATTCGGTCTTGTGTAATTGACCAGCCATACCAAGAACCTTTATCGTTCTTTTGTATTGCTGACGACAAGTTATACACAACTGCATGCATTGGTGGTGTAACAAAGCCACCTTTTCCGTCCTCAATTTGTATGGTCTTCATCATAGAATTCCAATTTTTGCTGACAGAAAGCTGCGATGATTTCATAGTAATCAACGCTGGTGTCATACCACCTGCTTTTGTTTCCATTAAAACATAGTAATAAGCAGTCTCCTCAAGATAATTACCATTTGGCAATCTTATCTTAGCACCCTCTCTCTTACCTGTTTTAATTATTGGACTATTAGGTAGGTGAGTAGCCACCGTTAGTGGATTCCCATCTCCTTTGTCGCTTTTTTCTGGATAGTCTTTTTTATAATAACAAGGCACCACCTTAATACCTTTCTTCCCATCAAAAATTTCATGGGTAACATTATTATAAATCATCCCAGGCTTAGCGCCTTCGATGTATTTACCATCCCCCTCATTCACTTGTGCCGATAACTGACCCAAGATTCTGACATAAGGCAACGCAAGATCATCTTGCGTCATGTTATCAAAACCTGTTGCCACGTCTTCTGCAAACAAGGCTACTGATCCCGATCCTTTTTTCATTACTTCTTTACTCATTTTTCTTTATCCTTTGTTGTTATTTCCGACTTATTTTAGTTTTGTCTTTAATCCATAGACTAAAAACATCAGAAGGCATGTCAAGGCCGGCCTTGACACGCTCCTCATACAGGGCTGTTAATGTATTCCAAGCTACATCAGATTTCTGACTTGGCTCGTAACCATTAGCAACCGCAAGGTCAATCAAAGATTTGGCCTTGTCATCTTCTCCTTTACCAAATGTTACCGAGACATTGTTTTTAATAATATCTCCTAACCCTTGATCTCGAAGCCATTGGTAGGCAGCATCTCTTTTTACTTCATCTTTTGGAAGAGTTGCCCTAAATTCTTTTTTAACAGAAACTTTAGAACCATCAGCTAATTTAATTTCTGACAATCCTTGTTCTGCTAATAGTTCTGGAATTATTTTTGAACTGATATGATCAGCTTCTTCTTTTTTCTTTTTCAACTGCTCCTCTATTGCAGCTATATCATCTTCTACTTTTTTTAAATTTACACACTCTTGTGCAATTGTTGTAACTTCAACCGTATCTAAAAAATCTTTTGAATCATTAATCATTTCATCTCTAATGTCGAAAGATCCACTACCTGTAAAAGTTTTAATTTTTACTTTTTGTTTTATACTCATTTATCCTTTCTGATACATATCTACTTCAAGTGGATAGTATCTATATTCTCGTTTGTCCCACTTTAAAATATTAAACTGACCTGAAGTCACCTCACTCACAGCTGCAGTAGATATACCTATAATAACAGGATCTCCCACAGCAAGCAAGTAATCTTGCTTTCTAAAATCTTGTAAATTTTTTTTCATCTTTTGCACATAAGGTGCAGTAGATAATATAGCCTGATCTCTATTAGGCAAACATATTACAAGGTAACCAAAATCAGATGCACTTAATATATTTATATTAGGAGCTGGTTGTTGAACTACATAAACAAATCTCTCTTCAGGGTTGTTTTTATTAAAATCTAAAAACTCTGTTAAAGAATTTGGTTTATACAATTCAAATATTTTGTTTTTCATTTCTTAGTTCTTGACACACTATATAATAGTGTTTATATAATTGTCAACATAGAAAGTAGAAAATGAATTATAAATTTAAAACAAAGCCATATGAGCATCAAGTTACTGCTCTAGAAAAATCTTGGAACAAAGAAGAGTATGGATATTTTATGGAGATGGGTACAGGTAAATCTAAAGTGTTAGTTGATAATATCGCTATGCTTTATGATAAAGGCAAAATAAATTCGGCATTAATTATAGCACCAAAGGGTGTATATAGAAACTGGTTTTCTCAAGAAATACCAAATCATTTACCTAGCCATATAGATCACAAAACGATATTATGGACTGCTACTACATCCAAAGCAAAGGATAAAGAGTATCAACAATTGTTTAAGATAGACTACGACCTTCACATCCTTGTCATGAATGTAGAAGCATTTTCGACTAAAAAAGGCCTAGAATTTGCCACAAAGTTTCTTAATTGCCACAAAGCAATTATGGCTGTTGATGAATCTACATCAATTAAAACACCAACAGCAAAAAGAACAAAAGCTATTTTAAGTTTAGGTAAACTTGCAAAGTATAGAAGGATACTTACAGGTTCACCGGTTACTAAATCACCGCTAGATTTGTATACACAATGTAATTTTTTACACGAAGAATTACTTGGATTTAATTCTTATTACACATTTAGAAATAGATATGCCACAATGATAGATAGAAATTTTGGTGGTCGTAGAGTTCAGATCGTAGGTGGTTATAAAAGATTAGATGAATTATCTGACTCTCTTAAAAAATTTTCTTACAGAGTATTAAAAGAAGATTGTTTGGATCTACCAGAAAAAGTATACATACAAAGAGAAGTAGAATTGTCAGACGAACAAAGACACATTTATGCCACAATGAAATCCGCGGCCCTCGCTCAACTAAAAGGCAAGATGGCTACCGCACCCCACGTATTAACACAACTTATGCGTCTACATCAGATTACTTGTGGTCATTTAAAGAATGATGACGATACAATTACAGAAATAAAAAATAACAGAATGGTTGAATTACTTGATGTTTTAGAGGAAGTAGAGGGTAAAGTAATTATTTGGGCTAATTATGTGTATGACATTCAACAGATAGTCAAAGCCATATCTAAAAAATTTGGAGAAGACTCTATAGTACAATATTATGGCGCAATTCAGGCAGATGTTAGGCAAAAAAATATTGAAAGATTTCAAGATCCAAACTCCGATGCAAGATTTTTTGTAGGTAATCCACAGACAGGTGGTTATGGTATAACACTGACAGCTGCCAATAATGTTATCTACTATTCTAATGGCTATGATCTAGAGAAAAGATTACAATCAGAGGATCGTGCACATAGAATAGGTCAAAAAAAATCAGTGACGTATGTGGATTTTATAACACCAAAAACGGTAGATGAAAAAATAGTAAAAGCACTACGTAAAAAAATGAATATTGCAACAGAAATCATGGGTGAAGAGTTAAGAGAATGGATATAAAATACGAAATAGAACCTGTATTTAAAATAGAATTTTTTAAAATTAAGTGTATTGATTTTAAAAACAAAAAGAAAAAATTAGAAAAAACTTTGGCTAGATATCCAGAGATGCCTCGTCTTAATTTTTATAGTAATAGAGATAAATGTAGTATTACTACAGAATTTAGAGATATATTTAAGGATGAGTTTAGTCTGATAAGAGCAAAGTTTAATTCTAAGATATTATTGCAAAGAGTCTGGTCGGTTGTATATCACAAGGGACACTATCATGTTCCACACAATCACAGCTCCCAAGGGTACGCTGGTATATTATATCTTGATATGAAACCAGACTCACCCAAAACCACATACATACAGCCATGGAATAGTGAAGAAGACAGAAGTGTGTTATATACACCACAAGTTAAAGAGGGCGACATGATGATAGTTCCACAATTTCTTACACACTACACAGAACCAAATAAAATAAATTTTAAAAAAAGAATCTTGTCTTTTGATTTTCTTTTAGAACCGGTATTATTTTAATGGATTTAATAATATTAAATGATGGAATATATCATCTGATACCAGTAACAAAAAAATTGTTAGATGGTGTAGTTTTGACAAGTCATGTTGATTGTTTTGATGTGTGTGAAATTTTAAGATTAAAATTAACAGGATATGTTGATGCTTTAAATCTTCACATAATGAAAGATGGAACAGGTTCTCTTATAGGATGTATGTGCCGTTAAAATAATTCTTTTGCAGAACCCAATACAGGTTTATATTTTGTTTTACCTTCTGATCTATATGCATGTAAGAATGATGCACGTCTACCTTCAGGTATCCAGCTACAATGTATCCAGCCAGAATTAGGCTCACCCGGAGTGTAGAACTCAAGAATTAGCTGGTCCGGTTCAAGATTATTTTTAATCCAGTCAAAAAGTTCAGTGTTGTCAACACCCACAACTTCGAAGTCGGCCGCTTCTGCACGGGCATGCTGTGAATTTATAGAGCTGCCAATTGCAACACACAATTCTGAACTACGAAAACCGCTAGTGACCTTAACCCTGCCAAAGTGGTCACGTACTGGTTGAAGAATATTTTCACAAAGTAATTTTAATTTATCTATTTGATCAGCGTTAGGTTCATTATCAATACCCTTACGTATTGCTGTGTCTGATTTAGTAAGCTCTAACAAGCTAAAATTACGTGTAAGATTCATCCTATTAATCTTTCTAATGCGAAGAGCGCAGCAGTTCCCGCAGCCGCTAAGAGAACCCAATAGACTTTATCTATCTTACCGCCCAATTTCTCGACGTCCTCGTGTACATGTTTTAAGTTTTTCTTGACACCTGAAATGTGTCCGTACAAAGATAAAATGTGTTCTCTAGTATTTTTAGGTTCTATTGCCATATTAATTGTTGCCAAAAAGTATTTCGTATTTCTGCGCTTGTGTCAAGCTGTTAAAGTCCCCTGGTACTAGTCCTTTATTTGTAGCCATAACCGAAGGGTTTGCACCAGTTACAACTGGTGGTAATTGACCTACCGGACCTAAATCAGGTTCTGGTAAGTTTGCAAATGGATTTATTATTTCTGGTATGCCTTCTTCTGTTAATGGTATCTGAAATAATTGTGCTTTAATATTACCTAAAACAGGAGCCGCAGCTTTAAAAGGATTTTCTATTCCAAGTCTATCTGCATTTTCTTGAAAGGCTTTCATCACTTTATCAGAAATATTTAAAGGTCTAAATACACCATTCATAACAGATCCATAAGTTCTTCTACCAACTCTTTCAATTGCTTGTTTAGCTAATTCATTCTCTGGCATATCTAAAACTTTAGCCGCTTCCATATCTCTATAAAAATCTCTTGTGTTTTGAAATAAAGCTCTGTTTGCATTTATGTATGCATCAACGATTGCTTCTGGTGATACGGGTCCACCTTTTAATACTTCCGTTGTAAATAGTTGTCTAGAGTTTCTAACACCTTTTTGATACTCAGCTATTTTAAATTTAAAACTTCTTTCTGGTTTTACAGGTATAGCTCTTGCACCAATAAATCCTAATGCTTCATTACCTAACTCGTAAGTCTCACCATACTCATCAAACTTACCTTTTGTTACAACACCTACGGGTTCTGCGTTATTTTTAAATGCAAGACCTAATCTTTCAAATTGTTTTGCAGAGAAAGGCATTTGTGCTTCAATCAAATGTTTTATACTTTTTGATATTTTTGTGCCATCTGTATCATCTTCATTAAATACTCTTCCTCCTCCTCTTTTTCTACCACCTCTTGCTAAAAGATCTAATACAGCTTCCGTCCAGATAGACTCTGATATAAATGGTTCTCCTAATTCTTTTGTACCAATTACTACACCTTTTATAAAGTCGTCCATGATACCATCTTTATCTTTTTCACCTGCTTGAACTTGATTAATAACTGTTTGTATGGGTCTAGATATTGTGTCGTATGCATTTGCGTGTGAGAAATCTACATATTTTAATTTATTATCTTTGTCTCTTAATGGCACGAGTGTTGAGTTTTTAGACCAGTCAGCAACATATCTTCTCATCGCATTTAATTCATCTTGACTTACATTGTGTAAAGCTTTTGCCATCTCAACAGTTGCGTATGGTACAGCTGCTGTAGTTACACCCATACCTAATAATCTTTGCATACCTATTTTAAACAAAGGTCTAACTGTTTCGCCTTTGTCATTTTTCATGGTTGTAAATATCTCATCAAGACCACGTTTTACAATGTTTGTGCTTGTTCTGATTATCTCTGCAGGAAACGATACAAAGTTACCAACAGGAAATCTTCTAAGTCCCTTGATAAAAGAACCCACATAATCATAGTTAGGTATATTATTTCTTACAATACTAGCTGCTTCTTCATCTAATTGATCCGCGGTCCTCGTAATACCTTTAGCGGCATACGCTTTGCCTAATCTAGCTTTCTCACCTGCCCAGGATACTATTTTCCAGAAGTCATCTTCAGCTGTATACAGATCTTGTGATATAGATTTTATTTTAGTTAAAGTTTTTGTAAGTGGTTTTAAGCTACCATAAGTTGTTACTGTTTTACCAAAATCAATATCTTCTAATAGTCCCCGTAGATCTCCTAGTCTTACGTTAGAATTTACAACTCCTAATCGTAAAAGTTTTCTATAAAAATCATTTTGTTTTCTTGTGCCAATTAATCCTGTTTGTAATGCTTGATATGCATCTTTGATTGCAGTTGGTGATGGTATGATACCATTTGCTGTTGCAAAAGCTCCTGCAGATACAAAGTTTCTTGCGTGTGTTACTGGTGATAAAATTGTTTTAGCGATCTGTGATGTTGCTTTTGGATATAATAATAATCCTTCATAAATCTGTGCTCCTGTGCCTTTGTCAACATATGCTTTGTTTGTTTCTTCTAATGCATCAGCCACCTCATCGATTGCAAACTTACCATTAATAGGGTTTGTAATACCAGCCTCTAATGCTTTATTTGGATCTACGTTTATTTTTCTAATATTTGGACCTAATGCAGCAAATGCCTCTGCTTCATCATCATAAAACATACCACGCTTGCCTGCAGCTTTATCTGCATCTGATTGTTTAACTAAATCATCAAAAAATTCATTACGTCTTGTTATCAAAGATAATCTGCTTGTACCTGCAAGTATAGTCTGCATAGGATTCTTTTGTTCTCCTAATAATTCTTTAATAACTTTCTGTGCATTTTCTGGTAGGTTCACTAAGTTAGCATAACCTTTTGATGTAATTGCATCATCTAAAACAGTTTTACCTGCAAAAAAATCTGGTATTTGAAACACAACATTAGATGGCTTATCCATCTTAAATCCTTTTGGTAATTCTGCTGTTTTAATTAATCTGTTTACATAATACTCTGCTTGTTGCTCTGTAATTGGTTTACCATTTTGTCTTGCAATATTTCTAAATAAAGTTATCGCTTTTTGCATGGCTTCATCTGTGGGTTTATAACTTAAAAAAGGTAATATAGATCTATTAGAAAATATATCGTATGTAGAACCTAAATAGTCTTGAAATTTTTTACCAAACAATTGTTTAAATTCTTTGAATGCTGTTTTATCTCTTGCAATCTTACCACCAAGTGCACTAAACATATCACCCCAGCCTGTTCTAATAGAATCTAAATTACCATAGATAGCTGTTCTTATTTGTGGTTTAGCTTGTGCTTTGTCTAATAATTCATCAACAATTTTTTTCTTTGCTGCATCTATCTCACCAAATACAACTTTACCTGTCCTGTCACTAACTTTAGGCGTGCCTGATAACATCGCCTCATTCAAAGCTCTTAATAAATTATTTCTATCTTTTGCAACTAATTTGTTTGTAACTGTTTTGTATGCAGGAAAAATAGCATCTATATTTTTATCTAATTCTCTTGAAACTTGTTGTGCAAAATTTACGTCAGCTGATCTTGCACCAACTTGTTGTCTTTCTATGTCAAAAAATTCTTGTGTCTTACCACCTCTTGCTCTAAATTTAGATGCAAGTTTATCATAAAACCTATCTAGTTTAGAATTAGAAAACCGCATATCTTTACCTCTTTTAGATAGTGCTTTTAATGTAGAACCTACACCACCAATTAATCCTGTAAATAGTGCACCCTCTGTACCAAACTTAACTCTGTTAATTAATTCTCTTTCTGGATCGTATTCGTCATCTCTTTCTAATTCTGTGGGTCCACCTAACAAATCACCGAATGTACCCGCTTCTTCTACATCACCAACAAATACACCTTCAGCCAAACCTCCAGATGTCGCTCCAGCAATAAATTTTGCAGTCTTACCTTTTCTGTTTAGTTGATCTGCTGTGTTTGCAGCATTACGTAAAGCTTTACCATCTGCACCCGTTACTTTAAAATAATTACCAGCTTTCTTAGCTTGCACTGCTTTACCTGCTAAACTTGTTCCTGCTTTAAATGCAAGACCTCCAGGTAAACCAACGTTTGTTAATAATCTTGTAATCTTACCTGCAGCTGTGGCTTCTGCCATTTCATCTAAATCTGTAAGATCATCAAAATATTTTTCTATTTCCGCTGCTTTATTAGTATCGTTTGTAAGATCATAGATACTTGCGCCTAATGAAAATAAACCTTTTGGTATGTCAATAAAACCAGATCCAATACCTGCAAAGATAGAAGCAAGTGTGCTTACTTCGTTGTTATCTTCGGGTGCGATTGTTTGAGATTCTTGTTTAGATTGTAAAAGTTCTGCTACCGTTGGCATTAAGGTCTCCTAACTTTAAATTGATTGAGTTCTAGCGTTTTCTCCGTCCCAAAAAATTATAGTTGTTGCGTCTTCTGTAATATAAGTCCCTGCTTTTTTTCCTGCCATTTCTGCGTCTGCAGCAACTGTTCCCGCATATGATTGAGGATAATATAAATCCATATATCCAATAATCACAGCAGGAGCTGGTCTTGTATAATTATTATCCACAGTCTCCGATGCAATTTGACCTTGTATGGTTGGTTGAAGTTTGTTTTCAATTAATGCAATTTTATGTCCTTGAGTGCCTTCTGGTTGTTTTGTAATGGTGTCTAATTTTTTTTGAAAAGCTCCTTTAGTTCCTTGTCTTTGTTTTAAAAGAGAATCTTGTTTTTTATCAAAAAGTTTTTCTCTTCTATCAGCTTTAAATTCTTCTAGTGCTGCAAGTCTCTTGATATCTGGTGCTTTACTCTTAACAGCTGCTGCGTCTGCTATCGCACCAAAACCTTTGCCTTCAAAGAATGCTTTTGATGCTGCAGCCAGTGCATCTGCTGCATACTCTTGTCTAGCTCTATCTAATCCTAAAGCTTTTTCAAGATCAGTCATAGTTACTTCTGGTTCGTCATCACCAGGTTTAGGTGTTGGAACTGGCTTTGGTGAAGTGTCTATTTTATCTGGATCAGGATCAGGATCATCATCTTTTTCTCCAGTTGGAACTGAACCCTCACTAGCTTCTGCTTTTGTATTTATTTTTGGTGTAAATGTAGTGTCTAAGCTTGCTAATAAATCTCCTGCATCATCGTCTGTTTGAGCTTTGTAAAGATCTGTTAAAGACGCTGTCTCAGATAAACCAGCTTCTTTACCAACAAGAGGAAATTGCTCTGTATCAAACATGGTAGCTCTAATTAAATTATCTAAACCACCTCTGCTTTGTCCTAATGTAAATCTAGATCTAGGATTTAAAGTATTAGTTTGAAAAAAAGGATTATTTCTATTTGCATCTATAATTTGTTGACCAGTTACAAATCCAGCACTTTGGTATCCAACTCTACCAC